GTTGTTTTTGGTGCTGGTCCAGAACTTGCACACAATCATGTTGCACTTGAAAAATGGCTAGAAGAAACAAAGATACCTTTCGTAGCATCTTGGTCTGCACTCAATTCGTTTAATCACGATATGACAAATTATTGTGGTCATTTCGGTGTATATGGTAATCGTGGCGGCAACTATGTCATTCAGAATGCAGACAAGATTGTAGTCTTTGGTTCTCGACTTGACAATCGCCAACGATCAGGAAATCCAAAAGCCTTTGCACCAAACGCAAAATTACTTGTGCTTGATATCGATGAAGAAGAATTAAAAAAATATCCAAGCCCACAGTATGATGGTATTGTTTTAGACTTTGCTTTTCTAGAATCAGTTCTCAAACAAGTAACTGCGCCAGCAGTAGAATCAGATTGGGCAGAGTATACGCAAGAGATGCGTGATAAGTTTTTAAACAAAGATATCAGCGTGGGTGCAGATGAAGTTGGTAGTTTGAATCCATATAAAGTTATTCAAGCATTCAATGCACTTGCTACAGATGATGCAATGTTCTTTACTGATGCCGGCGCAAATCATGCTTGGTTCTATCAGATTTTCAATCGAAAAGGTTCACAAAAAATTCTCACCAGTTCAGGTCACTATGCTATGGGTTACAGTTTACCTGCGGCAATTGGTGCGAAGATGAATAACATCAATACTCAAGTTTTTAGTTTCAATGGTGATGGTGGCATTCAGATGAATCTACAAGAATTGCAGACATTGATTGAATACGATTTGGATGTAAAAGTTGTAGTGTTTAACAATCGTGGTCTTGGTATGATTCGTCAATTTCAAGACACTTACATGAAAGGCAATCACGCCGCAACTGGAGATGGTCGTGGTCCTGGTCGACCAAACTTTGAAAAGATTGCATTTGCATATGGTTTACCTTATTTCAGAATCACAAAACTTTCTGACATTGATCTTGCAAAACTTCATGTTGGTAGAGCATTGTTCGAAGTTATCATTAGCGACAAAGTTTTAATTGAACCTAAGTTAGAAGCAAATCGACCAATCAATGATCAATTTCCATATGTTTCAGATGAAGAGTATAAACAAAACAATCGATTCGTAGAGTATACAAGATGAAAATATTATTGACTGGTGCTTCTGGATTTATAGGAAGTTATCTTTTTGAAAAATTAGATAGAGAGCATGAAGTTTTTATTCCTAGTTCATCGCATTTAAATTTAGTTGATACTGATAGTGTTGATAGTTACTTTGCTATGGCGCACCTCAACAAAGAAAATTATGATTTTATTATTCATTGTGCGGCAGTTGGCAGAGATAAGCCAAGAGCATTTGATGATACCGTTGTAATGAAGAATGTAAAAATGATGGCAAATCTTTTGCGACAAAAAGTAAGAATGATTCATTTTTCTTCTGGTGCAGATTTTGGTATTGATATTCCATTGTTGAACATTAAAGAAGATCAATTGTTTAATCACATGCCAAATCATAGTTATGGTATGAGTAAAAATATTTGTGCAAGACTTGCTTTTTCTCATGAATGGTGTTATAATTTTAGACTGTTCTCGGTTATTCATGACACAGAATCTTCAAATCGATTATTGAAAAGATTTTTGTCGCACATTAAAGAAGGAAAAAGATTTGTTGTTGAAAATGATCGTTATGTAGATTTTATTGGGCTGAATGATATTTACAAAATTGTTGATCACACTTTGAAATATCCAACAAGAGTACCGAAAGATATGAATCTTGTATATAAAGAAAAATATAGAATATCTGATATACTCAACATGTATTGTGAACTTCACAATATTTCAAAAGATCATTTTAGAGTAGAAACTCCATCGGACATTTACGAACTTTATTATACTGGTGATAGTGAACTTCTTGAAAGAACTGATATTAAATTAGACGGTATGAAAAGAACATTGGAAAATTACTTATGAAAACAAAAGTAGTCTATGTCACAGGTTGTTTAGGATTTATTGGATTCTATGTTGCAAAGCGTTGCCTTGAAGAAGGTTACTATGTCATCGGTGTTGATAAAATAACCTATGTCGCAAATCCAGAATTACTCTGTGAATTAGAGTGTGATCGATTTAAATTCATTCAATGTGATATCAACGATCTTGAAAGACTTTCTGACTGTGACTATGTAATTAATTGTGCGGCAGAATCTCATGTTGATAATAGCATCATGTCTTCAGAAGTTTTTCTCCGGTCAAATGTCAATGGTGTTCATAAACTATTAAAGTTGATTCAACAAAAAAGTTTGTACAATATGCCAACACTATTACATTTCAGCACAGATGAAGTTTATGGTGATATTGAAACTGGCGCACACATTGAAACTGACTTATTAAAACCTAGCAATCCATATTCAGCATCTAAAGCCGCGGCTGACATGTTGATTCTTGCATGGGCGCGAACATTCAAAGTGCCTTATATTATTGTACGCCCAACAAATAATTACGGCATTGGGCAGTATGCAGAAAAACTTATACCAAAGAGTTGCAAGCATCTTATGTTAGGAAAGAAAATCGATGTGCATGATCATGGGCGCCCATATCGCACATGGCTACATGCATCAGATACCGCTGAAGCAGTTTTGACAATCATTAAGACTAATACAAAGAATGAAATTTATAACATCAATGGTAACTATGAATGCCAAAACATTGAAGTCATTCGTAAAATTATTGAGTGGGCTGAAGGCGATACAGATTATGAAAAATATCTCACACACTTCACACGACCAGGGCATGATGTTCGTTATGCATTGAATGATGACAAACTCAAAGCACTTGGATGGCAAGCAAAAGCATTATTTGATGATGAACTAAGAAAGATTGTTGAACACTCTAAAACAAATTTCATATGGTAAATACATTTTTACATTCTGGTAAGTTAGGTGACATTGTTTGGGCAATGCCTACAATCAAATATCTCGGTGGCGGTGTCTTGTATTTGAAAATAGGTGAAGTTGATCCTGGTCCAAACGAAATTAAATTGACAGAGAGTGGCGCATATAACATCATGTCATTTTTGAAATCTCAAGAATACATTCATGATGTAAAAATTTATAATGGTGAAGAAATAAATCATGATTTGAACGCATTTCGTAGATATATCTTCAATATTCCTGAAATTACAATTGCAGAAAGCGTATTTTTGGGTCAAAATATTAGGGGAAATCATGAAGAGAAACTAGATGAATCTTGGATTTCAGTAGAAAAAGATCAAAGATTACTAAATAAAATAATCATCTCTAGAACTACACGATATATGCAAGGTAATTCTAAGGTGAATAATTTCTATCTTCAACTCAAAGAAAGAAATATTCGTAAGCATGGCGTATTTGTAGGAACTCAAGAAGAGTATATCGCATTCGAAGAGACCTATGATACCGGTATCGAATACTATCCAACCGAAACCGTACTTGATTTAGCAAAAGCAATTTCAGCAGGACAGATGTTTGTCGGAAATGAAAATTTAGCCAATGCAATCAACGAGGGCATGAAAAAAATAACATTCTTAGAAAATAATAAAAGCCCCTTGGGATATCATTTTTGTCTATTTAAGAGACCTAATCTGTTTCTGATATAGAAGAATTTTAGAAAAGGAGGTAATATGCAAACCTTTTTCAAAAAGGCGTCCATATTTTTACTTGTTGTAGCCACACTTATGACGGCATACAATGTTAAAGTTAGTATGGCAGGTATTAACCACGATTATGACATACCATTTAATCGTATGACAAAAACTGCACAGGCACAGGTAGAATGTCTAGCAGAAAACATTTATTTTGAAGCAAGAAACGAACCAATTGAAGGGCAGTATGCAGTAGCATTCGTTACTATGAATCGTGTTAAAAGCCCAGACTTTCCAAACGATATCTGCGGAGTAGTAAAGCAGAAAATAAAGGTAGAAAGAATAGGTAATAAAAGAACTGTTTGCCAATTCTCATGGTGGTGTGAATCTACTCCACACTATATATCTACCAATAATATCTTGACAGAAACAGACAATAAGAAGTATAATGAAATACTGAGAACTGCAACTAGGTTCTATGCGAACTATGAACGAATGAGTGATCCTACCAATGGTGCTTTATTTTATCATGCAGACTATGTAAGTCCTAATTGGAAAAATTTGCAAAGGGTGACACAAATTGGTAGACATATTTTTTATCAAGAAAGGAAAATATGATTAATAACCTTAATCAGCATGTTAAAATTTCTGCTACAGTTTTCGCCGGAATATTTTTTATAATTGTGCCTTTCATTGTACCTCTTGTGCAAAAGAATGCTTTGATGGCAAGTAACATCGAAAAAGCCATTGACAAAGGAATTGATCCAATTACTGTTAGATGTGCATACGCACCACCAACAGACAATATCTGCCTTGCTTATTCAATTACACATAAGTCTATTGAAGCGCCTGAGGTGCCTAAAAGAAAATGAATGGTAAGTTAAATATATTGACAACCAAAGAGTTTGAGAGTAAAATTAAAGACTTGATGAAAGAGAAAGCGCCAATTACAATGATTGATGCTATAGTCTTGTTTTGCGAGAAAAACAATTTGGAAATTGAAACCGCCGCATCGCTTATCTCAAGCAAAATGAAAAATGTGATAGAGGGCGAAGCAATCAAAGGCAAAATGATCACACCAAAAAATGCAAAGTTACCTGTATGAAAATGGAAGCGTTTGACGCATACAAAATTTATAATGCGGTAAAGAATCATTTCTCACTTGATTCTTATGATTACTTCAAGTATAATAAGAAGATCAAGGTAAGTCATGATGCATTTCTTGGTAGACGAGATAAAATATTTTTTGCAAAATTAGGAAATCGAAAAGATGCATACTTAGAAGAATTTCTAGTAGCAAACTTTTTGCATAACACAAATATATGGGTCGGTGAACTGTTGTCTGAGGAGGCAGAGAATCGATACAAAGATTGGAAAAGAAAACAAGAATCCTTAACATACCTTTTTAAGAATGACATATCATTCATTGAAGGTTGGAATGCTGATCAAATAAATGAATGGTTCGGTGTTGACAATGGACAACATCCTAATATCATTCGAAAATATTTGAGAGGCGAAATTAGTTTAGAAACTTTAACAATTCTAAACTCCATCTTGAACTTTACTAAACGATACGACAAAGAAGTTAGTGATCCAATCTACAAAGAGGTAAGTAAATTATGCAAAAAGTACCAGCCCTTCTTAAAATACGACAAACAGAAAATGAAAAAAGTATTAAAGGAGGCGGTGATGCAGGGGTAAAAGTGAGGAAGAAGTCACAAATTTGTGTTCTTCTCCAAGCAAAAAAGAATCTTGAGCAACTATATA